CATAGATCTCCATTGCTATTGCCACTCCTTATCCCTCCTGTATACAAGTTCTTTCTCTTATGATACAGGATTTTTATTATTTGTGGCTCACTTTTTTATTATCATTTTTCCCTCAGCTGGCTCAGTTTTATTTTAGCAGATATATTTTGATATTCCAAGATGGTTTTCTGTACAATGTGAATCAAGTTCTGCTATAACGCTGGATTCTGGTCACCTTATTTGGAATGCGGCATCATTATTGTCTGATTCTAAAAATGATAAATGTTGCTATGCAGAAAGCCGAATACAAATATCTTTTATAAGCAATACTGAAGACGATAATTCAATAGAGTTTAAACCTTATATAATGGGGCACCCAATTAAAAAGAAATTCGTTCAACTCAAGACAAATAAGATGAGCATAAAAAACTTAAGGGGTGATTAGTTTGCAAATGACAACCGTTACAAGATGGATTGATGAAAAAAATAGTAGTTTAGCTACTGTGGAAAATTTACTTGATTCTGAACATCCTGATGAGATTTCGGAAAATGGAAATCAGTATCTTAATTGGAAAATCCAAAAAATGTTTGATTCAGATAAAACAGATACTTTTTATGATCGTTCCATTACATACAATTACTACACATTTTCAGTTGACCAAATACCAAGCGGAGCAGAAACCATTGATGATGGTATGTACAGAAAAAATGGCTTTGTTATTGTCTATTTGGACTCTGGCAAAGTTCGTTATATTATCAGTAGAAACACTTATGCCCAAACTTTCCTTCGTAAAATGCTTTTTTATACTGGAAAAGGTGAAATCGTAGCTAGTGCATTAAATTTTACAGGGGATATTTTTGTCTGGCTAATTAGTAAAGTATATGAAAAGGATAATATTTTTTCAAGCGAAAATGAAGCTCTCGGTGATTTGACTATAGATTCTATAAAAGGTTTTAAGGGGGATACAGAAGACTTTTTAGCAAAGGTGTCAGTATCTGGAGAATCTGTTATGAATATAATCAGCACTTTATCTTTTTTAGTAGAAAGTCGGAACTTGAATCAAATTACTATCGCTTTATCTTATCTTAAACATTCAAATATCGAAATATCTTTGAATAATAGAAATACACTTGGTTTCAACGATGAAGAATATCTTGGTGAATTGATGCAAAAAAAGCATGAAGAACTTGTCGCATTGTGCTTATTGCTTTTGTATACAGAAATTCTCCCTATTATATTGCAGAAATATCAAAGTGATATAGATTCGAATTTTTGGGGGCAAGGTAAATGCGTTTCTTTCTTAGAGCGTGTCGCTGATGATCTTTCAGAAAAAGTTTCGGCAAGGATTAATGATTTGAATGCAAAACCAGAACAGTTAAAGATGAGAATGACTCATGAAAATGATTTGGAGAGTGACAACAAAGAAAAAGCCCTTGAACTGATTGACGAGGTCATTAAAGAGGCAAAGAAATAAGGTCGATTGAAGCCAACCGACCTTGAACCAAAACAACAAAGGGCGGACTTGCCACCGCCTTTTGCTGCTACGACTATTATATCACGCTTTGTCCTATTTGGCAAGAAGAAATCCCTGCATTCGGAGAAAAAACTCCGGTGCAGGGATTTTTTTGCGTTCATTTGAATTTTCAAGAGGGGGTTCGATTTTTCGACCCTTTTTTCGACTGTATTTATGATGGTGAACCTTTCTGGGTCACTACAAAATTTAGATACGGGAGGAAACCGAAATGACGCAGGGTCAAAAGGAGCAAATTGACACTTTGCGAGAGCAAGGAAACGGCTACAAAAGAATTGCTGGTATTCTTGGGGTGTCTGTAAATACAATCGCCTCTTATTGCAGGCGAAAAACAGCAGTGTGTCCTTGTTGTGGTGCTGCTTTAGTGATGACACCCAAGCATCGAAAAAAGAAGTTCTGTTCAGATGCGTGTCGTTTGAAATGGTGGTATGCCAATTCAGAAAAGCTGAATAAGAAAGCAAATTATGATTGTACCTGTCAATTTTGTGGAAAGGTGTTTGTAAGCTATGGCAACAAAAACAGAAAGTACTGCTCACGCAGCTGCTACGGCAAATCAAGAAGAAGTCTGGGACAAGATCATGCAGTACAAGGCAGCGGTGCAAATTTTGAAAACGCTTCTTGCTGAACGAAAAATAACAGAAGAAGATTATCAGCGTGTGCATGGCATCTTAGCCAAGGAATGCGATATAAACTCGTGCAGTATATTCCTTGACTCTCGTCCGATCATACGGTAATATGTCATCGGAAAGGGGGAGGTTATCACGGCACGAGTGATACAAAAAGTTGTATTTCCGCAGAAAAAGCAGTTTCCATTGAAACGAACGGCAGCCTATGCCAGAGTATCCAGCGGAAAGGATGCCATGCTCCATTCGCTATCATCACAGGTCAGTTACTACAATCAGCTGATTCAGAGCAATCCAGAATGGCTGTTCTGCGGTGTTTATGCAGACGAGGCATTGACCGGAACAAAAGGAAACCGGGCAGAGTTTCAAAAGTTGCTGAACCGATGCAGACAGGGAGAAATTGACTTGATTCTGACAAAGTCTATTTCTCGTTTTGCACGAAACACGGTTACCCTGCTGGAAACGGTACGGGAATTGAAATCGCTGGGCGTTGATGTCTATTTTGAGGAACAGCGGATTCATTCCATGAGTTCAGAGGGCGAACTGATGCTTTCCATTCTGGCATCCTATGCACAGGAGGAGAGTTATTCAGCCAGTGAAAATCGAAAATGGCAAATCCGAAAGGATTTCTCAATCGGAAAAATCGGTAGTATTACGATTTTGGGCTATCGCAGAAATGCAGAGGGAGTCTTGGAAATCGAACCGAATGAGGCAGAACTTGTTCGCATGATTTTCTCAGATTATATTTCCGGTATGGGACAACAGAGAATCGCAAATAAGATCAACGAGATGGGAATACCAACTCGACAAGGAAACCTATGGACAAACCCAAGAATTCGTGAAATTCTGACAAATGAAAAATATATCGGAAATCTCATGCTCCAAAAGTACTATCGCAATAACCATATCGAAAAGAAAAAAACGAGAAATCAGGGAGAACTTCAAAAATATTATGTAGAGGAAGCCCACGAGCCAATTATTGACCTTGAAACGTTTGCCAAAGCAAAGGCTATATTGGCTCAGCGACATGAGCAATACACCCATGATGGTGCTACAAACCGTTATCCGCTTAGTGGTCTTATTACCTGTGGATTATGCGGAAAGAACTATCAACGAAAACAACCTCCACAGGGAATCATCTGGATGTGTGCCACTTTTTTGAGGCGAGGAAAAAAGTACTGCCCCGGTTCAAAGCAAATTCCGGAATCAATTCTATATGCTCTAATCTGTGATGTACTTAAATTGGATGAATTTGATGCGGCTGTATTTCGAGATAACATTCATCACATTGTGATTCCGAAACCGTTTGAGGTGCAGTTTTTCTTTCACGATGGAACATCTGATATACGGCATTGGAAATACCCATCAAGGGCAGAAAGCTGGACAGAGGAAATGAAACAAGCCGCACGAGAAAGGAATCAGAAATGGGTCGAAAAGTAACTGTAATACCGCCAACAATCAGTCTACAAACGCACCAGCCGACAACGCAGAAAGTAAGGCGAAAAGTTGCCGGATATGCACGTGTTTCTACAGATTTTGAGGAGCAGCTCACTTCCTACGAGGCACAGGTCGATTATTATACCAAGTATATTCAAGAGCGTGAGGACTGGGAGTTTGTCAAAGTCTATACCGATGAGGGCATCAGTGCAACCAGCACAGTGCATCGTGATGGATTCAATCAGATGGTGGCAGACGCTCTGGACGGTAAGATCGATTTGATTGTCACCAAGTCAGTCAGCCGGTTTGCACGAAACACCGTAGATTCCTTGACTACGGTGCGAAAACTGAAAGAAAAAGGCGTAGAGGTGTTTTTTGAAAAAGAGGACATTTACACGCTGGATTCCAAAGGTGAACTGTTGATCACCATTATGTCCAGTCTGGCACAGGAGGAGAGCCGCTCCATTTCGGAGAATGTAACTTGGGGGCAGAGAAAGCGTTTTGCCGATGGGAAAGTAAGTCTACCATACAAGCATTTTCTGGGGTATCGAAAAGGAGCAGATGGCTTGCCGGAAATTGTGCCGGAGGAGGCAGAAATCGTTCGCAGTATTTATCGCTGGTTTATGGAGGGCATGACGCCATATAAAATCGCTTGTATTTTGATTGAAAAAGGCATTCCAACACCATCTGGGAAAGAGCAATGGCATCTCAGTACGGTGAAAAGCATTCTGACAAATGAAAAATACAAGGGTTCTGCTCTGCTGCAAAAGAAATTTACTGTTGATTTTCTTACGAAAAAGACCAAAGTGAATGAGGGTGAGGTCCCTCAATACTATGTAGAAGAGAGCCACCCTGCTATTATTCCACCAGAGGAATTTGAATTGGTGCAGGCGGAAATGGCAAGGAGAAAAGAACTGGGAAAACGCTATCACAGCGGCAATATATTCACAGCCAAAATCGTCTGTGGCGAATGTGGCGGTTTTTACGGTCCTAAGATTTGGCACTCTAATAGCCGTTACAGACGTGTGATATGGCGATGCAACAAGAAATATACGAATGATTGTTATTGCAAAACGCCGCATATTGATGAGGACACGATAAAGCGAGGCTTTTTGAAAGCCTATAATCAGCTGCTTACTGATAAAGGGAGCGTTTTGAGTCTTTGCGAGATGTTACTGCGTGCTTTTTCAGACTGTTCAGATTTGGATGCGAAAATGAGTGTTTTGGATGATGAGGAAAAGCAGATCACAAAAAACATAAGAAAAATGGTTGTGACCAATAGTCGAACGGTTCAAAAGCAGCCAGAATATACGCTGGAGTACCAATCCTATGAGCGGGAGTACGAGGCGTTGAAAGCAAAATATCAGAAATTGCAGGCTGAAAAATTAGATCGCATAAATAAAACTACTGTGATCCAAGATTTCATGGAGCAGATAAAAAAGAGAAAAGAGCCGATTAAGGTTTTCAGTTCGGACGTGTGGCTTACTGTGATTGAAACAGTGACCATCTGTGAAAAGGGAGAATTGCAATTTCGGTTTAAAAACGGTACTGAAATAACAGTTTGATTCTGAATCGCAGCATTATTAATTTTTCACATAAAACGAAAAGCAGATTTGTAACATTACACAAATCTGCTTTTTTGTCTTGACTTTGCGAGAAAAATAGTGTAATATAGATTACAAGCAAAACGAATGAATCCGGTGTTCCGGGTTTGTCAAAGGCAGTGGTTACCCACTGCACACCCTTTCGGTACTGTTTGCACACCCCTTGCAAAGGGAGTGCATGATTGTATCAAAGGTTAAGTGTTTTTCCATAACCGTACCCTTATTTTGATACAATTTAAGGGTGCATTAAACTGTTATTAAATCCTCGAAACTTCGCTGTTTCGGGGATTTAATCGTTTCTTATGACCGAATATTTATCGAAAAACAGGCTCAGATTTATGCTTCTGAGCCTGTTTGCTTTTTATAATCGTTTTCTTGTGGGAGTAATCGTTTTCTGGTTGCACCCATTTTTGAGTAATCGTTTCTTGTGGGTGCATGATAGACGAGAAATTTTAATTGTTTCTCAGATTCTTATATAGCTCATTTGCCATAACATCCTGAACCTTTTGATAGAAATCAGGGTCATTGAAAAGTTTCTGAAAAGACTCGTTATTTTCAAGGAAACACTGCGTTACAATCTCTTTGAACTTATCAGGAAAAAGCGACTGAACAAACATTTCTGTGCTGTTGTCACTGGCATATTTCTTGAACTTTTTAACGTCTTTATCGTCCATAAACATGCGATAAATGCCTTCGATAATAACTCGGTCTGATTCTGTGAAATCTCCGTCAAAACGTTCATTCACTTTTTCAATAATACTTTCAAGAGTATCTTTTTTCTTATTTTGTTTTTTAGAACCTGTATCATTATTTGAAACATAAACAACCTGCTTTTCATCAAGAATAATCGCACCTGTATGTGTTTCTTTTAGTTTTGCATATTCAAGTTTGATTTTATCATCAATATCAACAATTTCTTTTTCCGACTTTGGCAGTAAACGCAAGAGATTTGATGCATACAAATATTCTGCAAATAATTCTTTATCATGTAAACGAACAATCTGAGTGATATAAGAATAAGTTCTTGTAAACTTGCGAATATAATCACGAACAGCATATCGTTCATCTTCTGCAAGGTCATTATATCGTTCGATTACAGGTCGGAACATTCCTGCCAGTTTTCCAAGTGCTATTGCATCCTGTTTTTTGCCCGACTGCTTTTCCATAAAAGTATTAAATGATTCAACATCGTCATAATTAAAAAGCATATACTCATGCAATTTGTTCCTGTAATCATATACAAGATTAGGATCTGTTTCACCTTCAACAGCTGATGTTGTATAGAATGGTGCAAATGCTTTTTTGATGTCCTCTTCTGTATTTTCAAAATCAAGCACAAATGTGCTGCTTTTTCCGAACGTTGTACGGTTCAGGCGAGATAATGTTTGTACAGCATTGACGCTTTTCAATTTTTTATCTACATACATGGAATGAAGCAACGGTTCATCAAAACCTGTCTGATATTTATTTGCAACGACCAGTATATTATATCTGCTGCTATGAAATGTTTTTCTGAATTTTTTATCTGTCGTGATATATCTTCCGTTTTCATCGAGATTCATGGTTGCCTCTGTAAACGGTTTTTCGGTCGGCATTTCTTCCAGTGTTACTTCTCCCGAAAATGCAATCATAACATCGCACCCTGCCGATTCCTGCGGATGATTTTTCATATATTCTTTTATTGCAAGATAATATCTGACAGCATTTGGTCGGCTGTCTGCAACAACCATCGCCTTGCCTTTTCCGTTTATCTGGAATCTTCCGTTTGAAAGGAAGTTCGACATAATCATTTCTGTTTTCTGAGTGATTGTATATCCGTGTTTTTTGTAATATTTAAAAAGTGCCTTTGATGCTGCACCCTCTATCAATTCCGGATTATCTGCTGAGATTTTTACAAGTCTGAACGCTTCCTTAATTGTTGTGTAGTTTTGCAAAACATCAAGAATAAATCCTTCTTCAATTGCCTGACGCATGGAATAAACATGAAATGGTTCTTTCAATGGTTTCCCGTTTTCACCGATTTTTTCTGTCGGTGTTCCGAAAACATCGAGTGTTTCACGCTTTGGTGTTGCTGTAAATGCAAAAAATGATTGATTGCTGTGTTTTCCCTGACCGATCACAGCGTTGATATAGTCATCTGTTAAATCTACATCTTCCTCGCTGATTTTCTCTTCTTCCGCATATTCACGAACGGCTGTTCCGACATCGATCAGACTTCTGCGAAGCGTTCTCGCACTTTCTCCGCTCTGTCCCTGATGTGCTTCATCAATAATAACAGCAAACGTTCTGCCCTTGTAATTTTCCATATCTTTATAGGCAAACAGAAATTTTTGTATTGTACAGATAATAATTCTTTTGCCGTCGTTGATTGCTTCTGCAAGGCTGTGAGAATTTTTCTTGTCGTCAATTGCTTCCACAAGACCGACTTTATGTTCAAAGCTGTTGATCGTATCCTGTAACTGTCCGTCAAGTACAATTCTGTTCGTTACCACGATAACAGAATTAAAAACCGCCTCATCTTTTGCGTTATGTACCGATGCAAGACGATATGCAATCCATGCAATTGAATTTGACTTGCCCGAACCTGCACTATGTTGAATGAGATAATTTTTTCCTGCTCCGTTTTGCTTCACATCTGTAAGAACCTTTCTTACAACATCGTATTGATGATAACGTGGAAACAGCAGTTTTTCTTTTATTTTTCCCGTATCTTCATCTTTTTCACGCACATGAGATACAAAGCGATGCAGAATGTCCATAAGGGAATCACGCTGCAGCACTTCTTCCCACAAATAATGCGTTGCGTAGCCGTCATAAATCGGATTTCCTGCATGACCGTCAATTCCAGCACCGTTTGAACCCTGATTGAACGGCATAAAGTAGGTGTTTCCGTCTTTCAACTGCGTTGTCATCCAGACTTCGTAGAGGTCAACTGCAAAATAAACAAGAAATCTGTGGTCAATGCGGAAACAAAATTCCTTACTGCTTCTGTCATTTTTATATTGCTTTATCGCACAATGATAGTCCTGTCCCGTCAGTTGATTTTTCAGTTCCAGGGCAACGACAGGAATGCCGTTCACGGAAAGCACCATATCAATTGTGTTGTTATGATTCGGAGAATAACGAAACTGTCTTGCACAAGTGAGAATATTTGCGTTGTAATGTTCCACATTGTCGGCGTTCAATGAAGTTTCAGGTTTGAAATAACAAATTTTCAGCCGGATTCCCAAATCTTCAATGCCGTTTCGGAGAACGTTTATCAATCCACGTTCACTGATGCATTTTTCAAGGCGGTGATAGAGCTTTTCCGATGCATTTTCACCGTAATATTTCGTATATTTTGCCCATGCTTTCGGCTGTGTTTTCTCGATGAAACGGCAAAGCACGTCCATATCCATGCACTTATTCAAATCGTGTGCATTGCCTTTGCGTGAAATATATCCGCCTTTCTCGGATAAAAGAAACGTTTCAATATCCTGCTCAAAGCGCTTTTCTTTAGTTTCCATTTTTTTCTTCCTCATCAAGCGTTTTTTCTAAAGTTGCTTTTGAAAGAGCTGCTCCCTCCATCATTCTCATAAAAAAGTTTGTGTAGTGAATAAATGCGTCAATACATTCGCACAGTGCCTCATTCACTTTTTCAGACGGCTCTTTTGAAATCCGAATGGAGATATCATATTCTTCGCCGTTTGAAGCAGAAATGCTCTGGTAGAAACTCTTCTCGGAGTAATGGATATAACCGCTTGTATTATCATATACATCTGCAAATCGGCTGTCGTATTGTGCCAAACCATCTTTCAGAAGTTTGTCACTCATCTTTTGTCCATTGGTGTCACGCAAACTACTGATTTTTCCACCGGAGATGACACAGTTGATAAGAGCATTCCGATCATCAGCAATAGTAGACGCATATAGCCGCATACAATTGTCAAGCTGCAGTCTCAGCATAGAACCAGCACAGGTCAGATTTCTTTGCTTGATGAGAACAATAAAGCCTTGAGATAGCTGAATACTCCTATTCAGTAAAGGACAGAGAAACAAATCGTACTTGGTGAACGTATTACCGATTACATATTGAGAAAGTTCAATCGTCTGGTCAATCTGCTTCTCAATGATGGTGCAGGCATCATATACTTTTTGCAGACACGCTTCGTTTGTCATTATAAATCATATCTCCTTTTTCCCGTCACATACTCATAAATCAAAGATTTTTTATACTGCTGTAATTTTTCGATTTTCTTTTGTTTGATTGATATCAGCTTGTCTATTTGGGTGCATTTTTGGTCGAGATAGGATACTATGGCTTGTTGTTCGTTGAAACTTGGATACGGACATTCAATCGCAAAAAGCCCATCGGTATATAGACGTGTTAAACCTGCTGCTATTCCAGTTAAACGTTTTCTAAATTCAGAAATACATTGAGGAGTTTTGAAAAGATACTCTAAATATTTCAAATTTGCTTTTCCTGTTGAATAATAAACAGCATAATCAGGGCTTACAAGTCCATTGTACATTGAAACGGAAAACACCCCAAGGTGAGCTTTTAATTTATTGAACACCAAATCATTTATATATACAATCTTTGCACCCACAAATGAAGATGCCATATTAGGTATCATATCAAGTATTTTGGTTGGTACAAGACCTACTTTTTGGCTCATTGATAGTGGTTCTTCTTCTCCTGTTAATGAACGTTCTTTTCTTTCATTCAATAAGTTTTTTACACGGATAACTTCCCAATCCTCCGGAATCTCTCCAATCCATTCCACGCCGCTGTCTTTCATCGGCACATCGGGATTCAGACCTTTTGTAACAGTTTCAGTAATCAGGCTTTGTTTGTAGGCTTTCAGCTTTTCAATCTGCTTTTGCTGGTTGGCGATGAGTGCGTCTATCTGGGTGCATTTTTCGTCGAGTAAATTTCCGATAACTCTCTGTTGTTCAATAGGGGGAACAGGTGAAAGTATGCTTTTAAACATATCTGATGTAATTGTATATCGTATACTTTTAGAATACATTTTGTAATAACGATTAGAAAAGACATATGCGAACCAGTATTCAATAAAATGTTTATCAATATATTTTTCATTAGGTTTAAAAACATCGTATGCAGATGTTATCATACCATCAAAACTTGACAGCCCAGAAAAAACTGCCGAACAATCGAGGTCAAACAGGCAAAAAATCATATCTCCTTTTTCTACTGTTTGATAGTTATCATATGAAGTTGGAACTTTGCCGCCACTTGCATTTATATCCTTTTCTTTCACTCCATTTGTTGTCAATGATAAAAGTTGATATTCATTTGATTTTTCACCAACTTTCATAGAATGTCCTATAAATAAATATCTATTGGGAATTACACTCCATTCTATTGGAACTAATTTACAAAATGGCATTCCGCTGTCTTTCATATCACGCATTTTTTAATCTCCTCCTTTTTACAATTGACAATTTACAATTTATAATTATCAATTTTTAATTTTCAATTACCTTTCGTTTCAAGCATCTTCTTTACTTCTTTGTCAAAATCAGAATTGATCTTCTGTGTTTTATTGAAAGCATCGTATTCTGCTTCTGCCTTGACTTTTGCCTGTTTTGCGGATATTCTGCCGTTGTCCGTCAAAGTCTTATATCTTCTGAAGCTTAAAAATTCATTAACACTTTTTGCAAATTCTTCCATTGTAAAAGTATTTTCACGTTCTATCAGATCTTCGATATAATCAAAATATCCGGAAACAGTTCTTTCAAGCTGTCTGATTTGCTTTTCATCAAGATAATTTTTCGCAACTGTCACATCAGATTTTAAAATGCGTCCATCGGGAGAATTTTTCCATGTGGTAAGACCCATATTTTCTTTTTCCCTGTCTGCCGATGAATAGACAATTTCCGCTGCCGTCTGTCCTGTTATCGCATAGTGAAATTTGTTCTGTACTGTGGAATAAAAACGTTTTGTAACATCTGAATTTTTGTCATAATCGATACTGCATTCCGCAAAAATATCTGTGATCTGCTGCCAGATTCTTCTTTCGCTTGCACGGATAGAACGAACTCTTTCGAGAAGTTCTTTGAAATAGTCTTTACCGAAAACAGTTTCTCCCTGTTTCAGGCGTTCATCGTCAAGAACAAACCCTTTTATCATATACTCTTTCAAAACACCTGTTGCCCAGATTCTGAATTTTGTCGCCTGACGTGAATTTACACGATAACCAACAGATATAATTGCATCAAGGTTATAGAAATCTATGTTTCGTTTTACATTTCTGCTGCCCTCTTTTTGAACTACCGAGATTTTCTCGGTAGTTGCTTCTTTTATCAATTCACCCTCTGAATATATATTTTTTAGATGTGATGATATATTATCACTTGTGCATCCAAACAATTCAGCCATGGCTTTTTGTGTGATCCAGATACTGTCATTTTGTATCACTGCATTTACGGAAACATCTGAATCATCAACATGATAAAGTACATAATGCATTTGCTTGTTCATATCATTCATTGCCAAACAACTCCTTCATCAAAACATTTTCTTCTGCTTCAAGTTCTTTTATCTCATCAAAGATGCTTTCAGAACTTACAGGGGCTGTGAATTTGTAGAAAAGCCTTGTAAAAGGAATTTCATAGCCGATCTTGTCTTTCTTTCGGTTCAAAAATGCAAGAGGATTATAAGGCAGGACATTTTTCTGAATATATGCGTCAATATCTTCGCCAAGCGGAATAATTTCCGTATCCGATGCACCTTTGACAGCCTGCGGATTTCCTTTTTTCAAAATCATCTTGCCGTTTTCGTCTGTCTGTGCCGTTTCCACTGTTACTTTTGTGAAACCGAAAAAAGCATTATCGAAAATCTTTGATTCTACAGCAAGGTCATTTGCCGTATAGATTTTTTCTGCAAAATCGTTGTAAGCCTCCATAATGAGAGAAATACAACTGTCATCCAGATCAACACGCTTGTTGCCGATGTTCTTTCTGCGTTTCACATAGCATTTTGATGCATCGATCAGCTGAACTTTTCCAAGGCGGTTTACAGATTTGCCTTTTGTAATGACCCAGATATAAGTGGAGATTCCCGTATTATAAAAAAGGTCAGTCGGAAGCTGAATAATCGTCTCCACCATATCGCCCTCCAGCACATAACGGCGAATTTCAGACGAACCGCTTCCGGCATCACCAGTGAAAAGGGAAGAACCGTTCTGAATGATCGCCATTCTGCCGCTGCCTTCTTTCAGCTTCTTGATTCCGTTCAGCATAAAGAGCATTTGTCCGTCAGAAATTGAAGGAAGTCCTGCTCCGAATCTGCCCTCATAACCTTTTTTTGCCTCGGCTTCAACTTCTGTCTTTTCCCTTTTCCAGTCAATACCGAACGGGGGATTTGAAATGATATAGTCAAATTCATAACCGCTGAATTTATCGTCATTCAGCGTATCACCGTACATCATACCTGATGCATTTCCACCTTTGATCAACATATCAGCTTTTGCAATGGCATATGTTTCAGGATTAAATTCCTCTCCAAAGCAAGTGATATCCGCATCTTCGCTGATTTCATGCAATCTTTCTGTCAGACAGCCGAGCATCTGAGAAGTTCCCATTGCCATATCGTAAGCTGTCTTGGTACAGCCATTTTCCTTGATTTCAGCTTTTTCCGGTGCAATGAGAAGTTCTGTCATCAGATAGATAATATCACGGCTTGTGAAATGGGCTCCGGCTTGCTCGTCATAGCTTTCCGAAAACTTACGGATAAGTTCTTCAAAAATATATCCCATATCAGCAGATGTGATCTTATTCGGGGACATATCACCCTTTGCAGATACAAATTCCTGTATTACAACGAAAAGCACATTTCCGTTTGCCATGGTGCGTACCTGATCCGTAAAATTAAATTTTGAAATAATATCTTTTACATTGGAGGAAAAACCTTGAAGATAGTTTTCAAAGTTGGATTCAATGTCGTCCGGCTCGGCAATCAGTTTTTTGAAATCGAATTTGCTTGTATTATAGAATGAATAGCCTGATGTTTTACATAAAATACCGTCACGTGCTTCTCCTTCTACCTTCATTTCCGCAAGCTTTTTCCCCATTGCTACGACTGCGTCTTTTGTTGGTGCAAGTGCATCATCAAAACGCTTCAATACCGTCATGGGCAGAATGACTTTGCCGTATTCGTGAGGCTTAAACAACCCTACAAGGTGTGTTGCAATTTCCCATATGAGATTGGCTTTTTCCTGAATATTTATATTAGTCTGTTTTTGCAGTGTGTTCATTGACATAAGAGTGTTCTCCTTTATGTATAGTTATCTTTATTATACCATAAAATGACGAGAAAAGCAAGTGTGATGTTATGACTTTTTGTGCAAAATTGCAAAGCCGATATACTTCCCGGTACATCGGCTCATTTTATCTATTCCAAAAATTTCTGTCATACTCCTGTGGATAAAGTTCATGGCCCTGTTCTATCAAAATATCGCATTTCAGAGCAACATAAGCTTCATTTGTGCCAAGTTCCCTGGCACATTGCTGAATCGTATAACCATAAGTATGAATAAGATCGAGCAGTTCTCCGTCATCAATACGCAGAGCAGCACCGAAGAGATTTGCTTCACGTTCCACCTTACAGGTCATATTGTAAAGCGAAAACTCAAGAAGTCCTTGCTTGCCTTTGGCAAGAGATTTGTGATAAATATAGTGTCCTAATTCGTGACACAGTGCATTATATGCATCTTCCTCACAAAGGTTTTCACTCAGAAAAATAAAGTGATTTCTTTTTATATATCTGTAACAAGCCGCCAGTTTTACCGATTCCAGGGGCATGATATTTATTCCGAGAGCATCTGCAATCACGAACGGGTCACGGCTGTTATATTTTTTTACAAGTTTTTCGGCATCTTTTGCTATCTGTAGCACAGTTGGCATATAAAACCTCCCATCGATGAGATCAGTCTTTTCTATATTTCTTAGGCGTAAAACGGCTGTTTTTCTCTTTTGCTGTAAAATATGCATCCGTGAATGCTCTCATCAAAGCGTCCTTATCTTCTTCCGGCAATTCACCACCGGCAAACAAGCCTGAAACATCGTCAATCAGTTCACGCAGGTCACGTACTCCTCTGCTGCCATATTCCTCTCTTGCTTTTTCGATGATACTTCCTTCTTCTCCAATGAGATTTGCCACAGAAACACCAAGTGCAGCCGCAAGTCTTGAAGCAATATCGACTGTCGGGTATCGTTCCCCGGATTCATAGTTGGCTATTGTTTTAGAAGAAATATTCGCAAGTCCCGCAAGCTTTTCACGGGTCAGCTTTTTTGCTTTTCTTGCCTCCAAAAGGCGTTCGCCAAAATTATTCCCTTGTAACTCCATAATATTACCTACTTTCAGTAATGTTTTTCCACTATAAGAAAATATTTTCCATTTTCCTATTGACAAACGTAGAAAACAGTTGTATAATAATATGCGAACGAACGTTCTAATTTCAATATTATTATACTATATACTTATCAAAATGTCAAGTATTTTTAAGAAAAAAGGTTCTATTTATTTTAGAGGAGGCTGATCTGTATAAGAAATAAATTTCTTGAAAGGAGTTCATATGCAAAGAATAAGCATTCGTAACATCAACAGTCAAAAGAAAGTCAAACCAAGACTTTTTGACCTTATCAAGGAAGAAGACAATCGTGAATGGATCGTGGAGATCCAAAATAAAGAAGGAAAAGAAAAAGTTCCTTTATCAGCAATACTGATTCAGATAACCGCCGCAATGCAATCCGGGAAATAAGCCGAGTCGTAATCCGAATGTGAGATTCATGAACCGTATATTTCCGGATAATCAAATAAAATGGCTTTCGAGCTAACCGTTCCGTACAAGCTATCGAGAACAAACAGCCGAGTCATCATTATGGGTATAGGATAACTATGCCTATGTGATGGCTCGGCTTTTTTATGTGCTTGTGAAGCTATACTTCTATTTTCGTCAAAATAGATTTTGCTTTCCATAACAATATTAGAAATATATGTTTTTCTTTTATATCGTGTTCTATGTATTTTGTAGGGGATATTGACTTTTCTGTCTTTATATAGAAAGGATATTTTTTTTCAATCGTTATATATAGTAGAACCCGTCCCAAGCACGACATTAAACTGCTTATCAATATCCACTTCACCAACTGATCATTGGTGGCTTGAAGGTGTATGTTGACTACAAGTAAATAACACGGCTGCCTTTCAAGCTGGTGGCTGCATATCAGAACGGAGAAATCTCCGTCCGGAATGCGGTCAGCTTTGCTATACCCATTTGCAGCCAGGATTCCTCCGTTCAAAAGAAAACGGAGGAATTTTTTATGTATTATGTGCCAATTGAAATGACAAAAGCGTATGTCAGAGAGAACGAGATCTATGCAACTGTAAATGGCGAGATCATCAGGATCACACCGGATATGATCAAGAAGATCATACGCAATGGTGTCGTAACAGAAGTCTATTTTTCTGAAGTGGAAAACAAAGAAATCTATGACGAATATATGCGTTCTGTCTGGAGAGAAGAAAAAGCACTTGAAAGAGAAGACAGATGCTGGATTCCAAATGGAAAAGGAAAAATTGTACGCTGTACAGGAAACTGTGCTTCTTGTGAACACCGCAATGAAAATGCAATGCTTTCCATTGAAGCCGCAGAAGAAGACGGCGGATTAAATCTTGAAGCTACAAGTGAAAAACCCGATGCAATTGTTGAGGACGCAGAACTATTGAAAGCTTTATGGGAGAGAGTCGGAGAACTTTGTGACGAGGATCAAACTATCATTAAAATGTTCAGTAACGGGGCATCTGAACGTGAAATTGCCACCAAGGTTAATCTTTCTCAGAAAGGCGTAAATAAACGTAAAAAGGCACTTTTTGAGCTTCTGAAAAATTATTTGAAAGATTTTTTCTGAAAATGGTACTCAAAACAAAAATATCTGTCCTATGTATAGTGAAGGGAGGTAAACCTATGGACAAGCAGAAAGAACTTATCGCACTTTTGTTTGCAATTAGTGTGGTATCCGAACGACTGGCAAGAAACATGACAATTCTTGTACAACGAGCAAAGGAGGGAAAATCAAATGGAACCAATCATGCAACTTATCAACACGCTGAATGCTCTGAATGTCACAATGCAAAAGCTGACAGAAAAAATGACATCAGAGTACATCAACACATTTGAGGAGATCTGCACAGAATCTGACCCACCAAAGCAACCAGAACCTGTGCAGGAAGAAAAGCCTGTTGATCGTTCGGCAGTCAGAGCAAAACTTGCAGAACTGACACGCCTTGGATTTTCAGACGAAGTTAAGGCATTGCTTAAGAAGCATGGGGCGGAAAGGCTGTCAGCGGTCGATGATGCGGAATTTCCTGCACTGATGAAGGAGGCTGAGGCACTTGGCAGCAAGGCATAACCAAAGAGCCCACGCTATTTTATCTGCCTCAGCAAGTTTCCGCTGGCTGAATTGTACGCCGTCTGCAAAACTGAATGCTGAAATCCCTGACGTAACAACAGAATATGCCCGTGAAGGCACTTGTGCTCACGAACTCGCAGAATTCAAAGTAAATCAGCTGCTTGGCATCAGGACGGACAACCCCACAGAAAATCTTGACTATTATGATCAGGAGATGGAGGATTGCACCGACAGCTATGCTCAGTACATTTCAGAAGTTATCAGTAAATACAGCAATCCCATCGTAATGGTGGAACAACGTCTGGATTTCAGCCGTTATGTTCCTGACGGATTCGGTACAGGTGACTGCATCATCGTTGCTGATGATGTCTTAACTGTCATCGATTTCAAATACGGAAAAGGCGTTGCAGTTGAGGTAGAACATAATCCGCAGATGATGCTCTACGCACTTGGTGCTTTGGAAATGTTCAGCATTCTGTATGACATCATCGAAATCCAAATGGTGATCTTTCAGCCAAGAATCGAGAATATCAGTGAATTTTCCATGTCGGTATCCGATTTATTGGACTGGGCAGAAAATGAACTGAAACCCAAGGCAGAACTTGCCGCCAAGGGTGAAGGAGAATTCTGTGCAGGAGAACATTGCAGATTCTGTAAGGTGAAAGCTGCCTGCCGCAAACGTGCGGAATACAATCTGGCAATTGCAAAATATGACTTTGCACCGCCGGATATGCTTCAGGACATCGAAATTGCAATGATCCTTGAAAGAGCAGACAGCCTTACAGCGTGGGCAGCAGATGTCAAGGAATATGCCCTTTCCGAAGCCTTAAAAGGCAGAAAGTGGAATGGCTATAAGGTCGTTGAGGGCAGGTCAAACCGCAAGTATACCGATGAAAAAATGGCTGCGGCTGTTGTAAAAAAGGCAGGAAAAGACCCGTACAGTGAACCAAAAATTCTCGGTATTACGGAAATGACCAAGCTGCTGGGAGGCAAGAAGAAATTTGAAGAACTTCTCAGCAAATATGTATACAAACCACAAGGAAAACCAACTCTTGTTCCTGTTTCCGATAAGCGGAAGGAATGGAGTGCGGCAGAAAACGATTTTCAGGAGGAATAAATCATGGCAAAGAAATATGTAAATCCAACAAAGGTAGTCACAGGCGAATGCAGATTCAGCTACGCAAATCTCTGGGAGGCTAAGGCAATGGACGAAAACAGTAAACCTAAGTACAGCGTTTCCCTCATCATTCCGAAGTCTGACACCAAGACTATCGCAAAGATCAAGGCAGCGATTGAAGCGGCTTATGAAGAGGGCAAAAGCAAGCTTAGCAACGGAAAATCTGTCCCTTCTCTCAGTTCTATCAAAACACCGCTTCGTGACGGAGATACCGACAGACCGGACGATGAAGCCTATGCAAACAGCTATTTCGTTAATGCAAACTCAATCACTGCTCCGGGTATTGTTGATGCAGACCGTCAGCAGATTCTGACACACAGCGAGATCTACAGCGGCATTTACGGCAGAGCAAGCATCACATTTTATGCATTCAATACCAAGACTTCCCGTGGCATTGCCTGCGGATTACAGAATGTCCAGAAACTCCGTGACGGTGATCCCCTCGGCGGACACAGTAGTGCGGAAGAAGACTTCGCTGATGATGAGGATTTTCTTGACTAACAGGACTTTTGGACAAATTTGTCCAAAAGAGATCTTTTAAAAATATTGTAGTTTTGCTCATTTTTGAGCAGAACTACAGATAGATTCAGACGGGTGGGCGTTTGGCTGAAAAGCTGGGTGGGTAAATAAAAAATCCCGTCATTTCTGACGGGATAAGATCAAGCGTGTGAGAGGGTATCGTTTTTGGTCAGCAAATAAACGCAATATTGATTCATGCTGATGCCCTCTTCTTTTGCGTGTGTTGCCAAGGCGTGATGCAGAGATTTTGGAATGCGAAGTTTAAACTGCCCTGAATAATCGTCAAGACTGACAGGTTCGGGAATGTCGATTCCCTCTTCCATTGCAGCAGTGATCCATTCTCTTTTTGCATCTTCTCCGTTGATGACCGCCTGTTCCAAAGTGTCGGCACAAGTCAGGCAGCCTGGCAATTCAGGAAAAGATACAACGTATCCGCCTTCCTCTGTATCCGGTACAATTTCCATTTTATACGGCAATTTCATATATGCATCAAGTGTTTTCATAGTGGTCACTCCTCTCCATTTTCAATCACTTCTTTGACCATCTGGACGTATACCTTTTTGATCGGTTCATGCTTGGAAATGGTGATTGGCATCTTGCCTGGTTTTCTGAATGTGTAATGGCTGCTGCCTTTGGGCGAACACATAGTATAACCATAACTTTCAAGAACCTTTCGCAGTTCATCAAAACGCATATCCTTTGACAACGAAGTAATGCGTTCCAATAGCTTATCAAACTTAGACATAGGATTCCTCCTTACAAAGTATATTATACCACGACACCATATATGGTGTCAAGAGAAAAAGAAAGGAAATTATTTTGTATACAATCGATATAGAAACAAGATCCGATAAGGACATATCAAAATGCGGTGTCTACGCCTACACAGATACCCCATATTTTGATATTCTGCTGTTTGCCTATTCCATAGACGGACAGCCTGTTCAGGTAGTGGATACAGCAAACGGTGAAGAAATTCCCGAAAATGTTCTCGCTGCATTTGCCGATGAAACAATCATCAAGAGAGCATTTAACTGTAACTTTGAACGAGTATGTTTATCAAAATATCTGCGTGAGAACGATCCTCAATATTTCCAAAGTTACAGCATTTCCGAAGATACTGTTGGCGATTATCTCAGCCCTGAAAATTGGCACTGCTCTATGATTCATGCAAGAACACTTGGACTGCCGTCATCACTTGCAGAGGTGGGAAAAGTGCTTGGAATTGAACAGCAGAAAATGACAGAGGGCAAGGCTCTCATCAAATTCTTTTGTACGCCTTATGACACGATTGACGGTGTACCACAGTTTCATAATCCGAAAGATTATCCTGAGAAATGGGAGATTTTTAAAGCGTACAACAAACGTGATGTGGAAGCTGAACTGGAAATTGACAGAAAACTGTCACGCTTTCATGTTCCCGATTTTATCTGGCAGGAATTCTATCTGGATCAGGAAATCAACGACCGTGGGATTCTGGTCGATATGCAGCTTGCAGATAAGGCGATTAACCTTGATGCAGAAGCAAAATCAAAACTAACTGCCAAAATGCAAAAGCTGACAGGCGTAGAAAATCCGAATTCTGTATATCAGTTGCTGGACTGGCTTGAAACGCAGGGGTATAAGTCGGATTCTCTCGGCAAAGCACAGGTGCAGGAACTCATCAAAACGGCAAAAGAGCCTGTGAAATCCGTGCTTGAAATGCGTTTACAGCTTTCCAAATCATCGGTGAAAAAGTATCAGGCAATGAAAATCGCAAAATGCGAAGATAAGAGGGTTCGTGGAATGTTTAGTTTTTATGGGGCATCACGCACAGGGCGGTTTTGTTCAAATATTATTCAAATTCAGAATCTTCCGCAGAATCATATCCCCGATTTAATGGAGGCACGAGAACTTGTAAAGTGTGGTTCTTTTGAAGATGTTCAGATGCTGTATGATGATGTACCGGATACGCTGTCACAGCTTATCCGCACCGCCTTTATTCCAAGACAGGGTATGAAATTTATCGTTGCAGACTTTTCTGCCATTGAGGCAAGAGTGATTGCATGGCTTGCAGATGAAGAATGGCGAATGAATGCTTTTGCAAATGGCGAGGACATTTACTGTGCTTCTGCTTCAAAAATGTTCGGTGTGCCTGTTGTCAAACACGGCGAAAACGGGCATTTAAGACAGAAAGGCAAGGTTGCGGAACTGGCGTGCATTGCAGAGGGACAGCTTGTTCTTACGAATCACGGACTTATTCCGATAGAAAAAATCTCTGTTTGGGATAAGGTTTGGGACGGTATTAAGTGGGTATCACACGAAGGTGTCATATGCAGAGGTGAACGCAGAGTTATCACCTATGATGGACTTACAGCAACACCCGACCATCTTGTTTGGATTGATGGAAGAATAACACCTGTTCCTTTTGGAATTGCTGCTGTAAGCGGTTCTCAGCTTGTAAAAACAGGAGACGGGGTCAAAACTCAGCCATATTCCTGGACAGATCACGTTTTTAAATGCGAAGAAATATCTGCTGATCCCATCATTGTGAAAGGTACTTCTCGTGTCTACGATCTGAAAAATGCCGGAAGACATCATCGTTTTACCGTATCAGGAAAACTCGTCCACAACTGTGGCTACGGCGGATCAATCGGTGCTATGAAGGCTATGGGAGCAGATTCTCTCGGCTTATCCGATGCGGAACTGAAACAAATTGTAACTGACTGGCGTGAGGCTTCACCGCATATCACAGAACTTTGGTGGGCGGTAGACAGAGCCGTCAAAAAGGCAATAAGGGAAAAAACAACTACAGAAACCCATGGACTGAAAATGTCCTATGAGGCAGGATTCTTGTTTATTAAACTTCCAAGCGGCAGACGCCTTGCCTACGCAAAGCCTCGCATCGGAGAAAACCAGTTCGGCGGTGAATCTGTTACATATATGGGCATTAACGCTCAGAAGAAATGGGACAGGCTTGAAACATTTGGCGGAAAGCTTACGGAAAACATCTGTCAGTCAATTGCAAGAGATCTGCTGATGTACTCTATGCAGACACTCTCCCAGTGTTTCATTGTTGCTCATGTACACGATGAAATGATTATTGAAGCGTCAAAGGATATGTCACTTGAAGAAGTTTGTCAGCAGATGGCAAAAACACCAAAATGGGCAGAAGGTCTGATACTCCGTGCTGACGGTTACGAATGCGAATTTTACAAGAAAGATTAGGAGGAAAACAATGGCAAGCATATACAACAGTGAAAGATACTACAGTCCAACAGAATATGAGGCATTTAGCAGAATCGAACGTGAGGAAAGAGCGGCGGCGAAGGCTGCTGCCTTCCGACCAATCGTATATATCTGTTCGCCGTATTCTCACGGCTGTATCAATACCAATATTGAAAATGCACGGAAATACAGCCGTTTTGCTGTGGACAAGCATTATCTTCCAATCACCCCGCACATCTATTTTACCCAGTTTATGGACGACACGGTTTCGGAAGAACGTGAAACAGCAGTGTTCATGAATCTTGTACTGATGAGCAAGTGCGTGGAACTGTGGGTGTTCGGAGATACGATTTCCGCAGGTATGAAAGCTGAAATTGAACGAGCAGAAAGAAAGCATATGAAGATCCGATATTTTACGGAAGAACTGGAGGAAAAGGAATGAAATTTACCATTTACACAGCGAATTGTACAGGCAATGAGAAAAACACCCTATATTCGAATCAGAGAGTGATTACCTGTGAGGGAGACCTTAAGAAATCCATTACTGCTGACCATGTGTGTGCAAAGTATCAGAACGATACACGCAGCGATGCAAATTTTATCGCATCTGATGTTGTTCCAATGGACTGCGACAATGACCACAGCGATAATCCTGACGAATGGATCACACCGCAGTTTTTAGCTGATAACCTTTGCGATGTTGCGTTTGCGATTACATACAGCCGTCATCATATGCTGGCAAAAGGGAATAAATCCGCAAGACCACGTTTTCACGTATTTTTCCCGACAGCACCCTGCAACGATGCAAATTCCCACAAGGCGATAAAGCAGAAAATCCATAAGGAACTGCCAGTCTTTGACGGAAATGCACTGGATGCCTCACGCTTTTTGTTTGGCTGTCCGAGTGATGTTGTATGGCACGAAGGCAGTTTATCCATTGAGGACTGGCTTACACTGATGAAGTCAAACCGTAACATTCCGCAGGGGCAGCGAAACAGCACAATGTCTCGCACGGCTGGAAAGCTGGTCAAGCGTTTTGGCGTGACTGATGAAAGTTATCAGAAGTTTCTTGAAAAAGCAGCAGAATGCGAACCGCCACTTCCGGATGAAGAACTGGAAACGATCTGGCACAGTGCCTGCAAATTCGGGAAGAAAGTAGCCTCTCAGGAGGGATATATTTCTCCTGAAGAATACGGAAAACACGTCCTTATTCCAGATGATTTTTCGGACGTTGGAGAGGCTCGCACGTTCGTTGACAGCTTCTCTGACGAGGTTTCTTTCACTGTTGCGACAGATTATTTAAGATACAATGGAACGTACTGGGAAGAATCCGAACACGCAGTCACCCTTGCCATGATCGAACATACTGACATTCAGCTGGCTGAGGCGGAAAAGCAGGTGGAAGCATCCCTTCTGAAACTGGAAAGCCTCGGTATTTCAAGAGATGTGGCGATAAATGGCGGTAAAAAATTCAGAGATGGTTTGGTGGGAGAACAGGCAGAGGCATACAAGCAGTATCAGTATTATGTCGCTTTTAAGGCGTTTGTGATGAAATACCGTCATATCCGCAGTATGACTAATGCACTGGAGGCTGCAAAGCCACTGGTTCTCCACAATCCCGAAGCCCTCGACAGCAATCCAATGCTCCTCAATACCCCCGGAGGCACGTATTATCTGCCCGAAGGATTGAATGGCTGGAAGCCTACAGATCCTGCCGACCTTTTAACGAAAGTGACGGCGGTCGTTCCAAGTGATGCTGGTAAGGATTTGTGGGAGGATGCCTTGCAGCTGTTCTTCTGCGGTGACCAAAGCCTTATTGACTATGTACAGATGATCTGCGGACTTTGCATTGTGGGCAAGGTGTATATGGAAGCGATGATCATTGCCTATGGTGACGGACGAAACGGCAAGAGTACCTTCTGGAATGTCATCTATAAGGTTCTGGGAAGTTACAGCGGTAACATTTCAGCGGATGCACTGACCGTCAATTGCAAGCGTAATGTCAAGCCTGAAATGGCGGAACTCAAAGGAAAGCGTATGATTATTGCGGCAGAATTGCAGGAAGGAATGCGATTGAATACCAGTGTGGTAAAACAGCTCTGTTCCACTGACCCGATTTTTGCCGAAAAGAAGTTCAAAGCACCATTTCACTTTGAACCCTCTCACACTTTGGTGCTCTATACCAATCATCTTCCTAAGGTCGGTGCATCGGATGACGGTACATGGAGAAGATTGATTGTCATTCCGTTTCATGCAAAAATTCAGGGTTCTAAGGACATCAAAAACTACACGCAGCATTTAGTTGATAACGCAGGCGGTGCAGTGCTTTCATGGCTGATTGAGGGTGCAAAAAAGGTGATTGCGGCAAATTATCAGATTATCAGACCGCAGTGTGTTTTAGATGCAATTGGCTCTTATCGTGAGGGCAATGACTGGCTTGGAAACTTCATCAATGAATGTTGTGATGTGGATAAAAGATTCAAGCAAAAGTCTGGTGAACTGTACAATAATTATCGAGAATACTGTAACGAAAACGGAGAGTATACACGTAGTACAACAGATTTTTATTCTGCTTTAGAACAGGCAGGGTACAAAAGAAAAAGAACCAATAAGGGCGTCATTATATATGGCTTAAGCCTGAAAGATGACGAAGATTTTTTGAATTGACCTGCATTTAAAAGTTTAAAAAACAGCGTAAAATAGGGAAAGTGATAGTCTGTGATACTCATATACAGACTTTACGCAGGCGAGGAAAAAAGTAAAAATTATCTCTATATATAAGGTTTGTAAACGACATCCACAGATATCCACTTTTCCGAAAAATAGGGAGAATTTATGCGAGAAAAAATAATTGAAGAAAAATTCACAAAGGCAGTAAAGCAAAAAGGCGGAGTCTGCTGGAAGTTCACGTCTCCAGGAACCGCAGGAGTTCCTGACCGCATCGTATTGATGCCAAAGGGACACATTGCCTTTGTGGAAGTGAAAGCACCAAATCAGAAACCAAGACCTCTACAGCTTTCAAGGCATAAACTTCTGAGGCGGTTAGGCTTTCAGGTTTACGTCCTTGATGCCTTAGAGGACATCGATAAATTTATAAAAGAGGTGATGAGTAATGAAGCTTCATGATTATCAGGAATATGCAGTCAAGTTTATTGAAGAACATAAGACAGCAGCTCTTTTCCTTGACATGGGCTTAGGTTGACAAAACCATAACAACCCTTACAGCTATCAACAATCTGATATATGACCTGTTTGAAGTCAGAAAAGTTCTGATTATCGCACCGCTGAGAGTAGCAAGAGATACATGGTCGGCAGAAGTGCAAAAATGGGATCATCTGAAGCACCTGAGATACAGTGTTGCAGTCGGAACAGCAGAAGAACGCATTGCAGCTTTAAACGCTGATGCCGACATCTACATCATCAATCGTGAAAATGTGGACTGGCTTGTCAGCAATACAACATTCGATTATGACATGATCGTAATTGATGAACTGAGTTCCTTTAAGAACCATCAGAGCAAACGTTTCAAGGCACTGATGAAAGTCAGACCTAAGGTGAAACGAATCGTGGGACTGACAGGTACTCCTGCAAGCAACGGACTTATGGATCTATTCGCTGAGTTCCGTCTGCTTGATATGGGACAGCGTTTGGGAAGATTTATCGGGCAATACAGAAACGAATACTTCAAGCCTGATAAGCAGAACGGCTATATCGTGTATTCCTACAAACCTCTCCCTGATGCAGAAGAAAGAATATACGAGAAAATATCAGACATCACAGTTTCCATGAAAGCAATTGACCACTTGAAAATGCCTGAACTCATTTCAAACGAATACATGGTGAAAATGTCTGATGCTGAAAAAGAAAAATATAAAGAACTGAAAGATGAATTGATTCTTGAAGTTCAGGATACTGAGATCACAGCGGCAAATGCTGCAGCTTTAAGCAATAAGCTGTGTCAGATGTCAAACGGTGCAATTTATGATGATAGTGGAGAGATAATCCCGATACACAGCCGAAAACTTGATGCGTTGGAGGATATTATTGAATCTGCAAACGGCAAACCTGTCCTTGTAGCCTATTGGTTCAAGCACGACCGAACAAGAATTGCAGAAAGGCTTGGTAAGCTTGGAATTGTATATCAGGAAATCAAATCAGCACAAAGCATAAAGAATTGGAACAGCGGAAAATTGCAGGTCGCATTGATACATCCTGCAAGTGCAGGTCACGGATTGAATTTGCAGGCGGGAGGAAATTTCCTTGTTTGGTTTGGACTGACCTGGAGTCTGGAACTTTATCAGCAGACCAATGCAAGATTATGGCGACAGGGACAACAGTCCGAAACTGTTATCATACAGCATATTATCACAAGAGGTACGGTTGACGAGAAAATCCTGAAAGCACTTACCGAAAAAGATAAAACACAGACAGCTTTGATGTCAGCAGTCAAGGCGGAATTGGAGGCAATATGACAGCAAAAGAATACATGGAACAGGCACGTTATCTTGATATGCAGATTAATTCTAAAATTGAACAAATTAGAAACCTGAACGAACTTGCGACAAAAGCTACAACAGTCTATAGCGATATGCCGCACAGTCCAAACAGAAACACTTCCCGAATGGAAGAAACCGTTGTAAAAATCATCGACCTTGAACGTGAAATTGACAGGGATATTGATGCCTTGGTGAATTTGAAACGTGAGATCATGCGTGTTGTAAACAGAATTGAATCTGCGGAATACAAAACAATCCTGGAAATGCGTTACTTGCAATTTAAGAAATGGGAACAAATCGCCTTGCTGATGTCTACAGATTTGAGATGGGTTTATCGTATGCACGGCAGAGCATTGAATGAAGTGCAGAAAATTATAAACTCGCCACTAAAAGCCATTGAAAGCCACTAAGAAAATGTGGTATCATTATAATCAGAAAAAAGGATGTGAGAGAATGCCGAAGAAGTGTAAGCACCCTTGCAGTTACCCAGGCTGTCCGAACCTTACCGACAGCAGATACTGCAAGATACATAAACAGCCTGACAGACCGTCAGCTGCAAAGCGTGGTTACAACAGCAAATGGCGTAGGCTCAGTAAACAGTATCTCCGCAAGCACCCGATGTGTGTTCGTTGTTTGCAGCAAGGAAGATATGTCCCTGCAACGGTAGTCGACCATATCATTCCGCATCGTGGCAACTCCGCTTTGATGTGGGACGAATCCAACTGGCAAGCCTTATGCAAACCGTGCCATGATAAAAAGACCGGCAATGAGGACAGCAGACCTGTTTACTCCTATTAATTTCAAGTTTCTCCTAAAATCACTATGCTTTTAGGAGAAAAATAGCCCCTGGGGGTATAAAAACCTCTAAAAATAGACAAAACATTGACCGGTGGCCCCTCTCACGCACAAAAACGGGTATTCAAACACCCTATTGACCCCTCAGATATAAAAATACTGAAAAATGCTGATAACATCTAACTTTGCCGACTTTTACAGTCGGCATTTTTCATGCCCAATTTAATATTTTTGTTTGAATTTCTTTGATTTATGAAAGGCGGTGACATCATGGCAAGAGACGGCACTAACCGAGGCGGTGCAAGACCGGGTGCAGGCAGACCAAGAAAGGCACTCACGGAAAAAATTGCTAAGGGAAAATCGGCGGAAGTTATGATGCAGCCTGCGGATATAGAATCCGCTGAAACACCGCCTGTCAGAGATTTCATGAAAGAATTACAGCGTGACGGCACAAAACTCCTTGCAGATGATGTGTATATAGAAACTTATCAATGGCTGAAAGAACGCTCCTGTGAAAAAATCGTCAGCCGCCAGCTGGTGGAACAGTATGCCATGAGCATTTCCCGTTGGATCCACTGCGAGCAGATCGTCACAAAATATGGGTACATTTCAAAACACCCCACAACGGGTGCGGCGATCGCCTCTCCCTATGTAGCGATGTCACAGAACTACATGAAACAGGCAAATCAGATCTGGAATCAGATTTTTCAGATTGTGAGGGAAAATTGTTCTGTGGAATTTCAGGGCAATCCGCAGGAAGATATGATGGAAAAGCTGCTCCGCAGCAGAAAGTGAGTATTTATGAAAGCAGATAATAATTTCTGGAGAGAACTGAAAAATAATAAACCCTATCTTACCAAACAGCAATACCGCACAATCAAAGGACAGGCTATCAAAGGCAATATGGATGCCGCCCGAAAAGGTATGCTCAGAATTCAGCAGAGGAGGAATTACAGATGACCACAACTACAGAATTTCAGCTTGTTGACATCAACAAATTAGTGCCTTATGCCAATAACGCCAGAACACACAACAAGGAACAGATTCTGAAGCTTCGTTCTTCTCTTCGTGAATTCGGATTTGTGAATCCTGTCATCATTGACAAGGAATACAACGTTCTTGCTGGGCATGGACGCATCATGGCAGCAAAGGAAGAAGGAATTACAGAAATTCCTTGTGTATATGTTGACCATTTCACAGAGGCACAGAAAAAGGCATATATTCTTGCCGACAATCGTATGGCATTGGACGCAGGCTGGGACGATGATTTGCTTGCTGTTGAGATGGAAGAGTTACAGAATCTCGGATTTGACCTTGGTTTGACTGGTTTCGATGAATCTGAAATTGCTGATTTATTTGATACAAACAGCGGTGATGAAGTCAAAGACGATGATTTTGACCTTACCAAGGCACTTGAAAAGGCTGCATTTGTACAGCATGGCGATATCTGGATTGTTGGAAAACATAAGCTGATGTGCGGCGACGCTACTTCTGCGGAAGATGTATCTGCTCTTATGGGAGATACAAAGGCAAACCTTATTTTGACCGATCCGCCTTATGGAGTTTCTTTCAAGAGTTCCAGTGGACTTACCATTCAGAATGACAGTATGAAAAACGAAGAATTCTACAACTTTCTTCTTGCTTCATTCAAGTGTATGGCTGACCACCTTGAAAAAGGCGGTGCAGCCTATGTATTCCATGCGGATACGGAGGGACTGAATTTCAGAAAGGCTTTCATTGATGCCGGATTTCATCTTGCAGGCTGCTGTATCTGGGTGAAAGATAGTCTGGTGCTTGGACGCTCGGATTATCAGTGGCAGCACGAACCTGTGTTGTATGGCTTTATGCAGAACGGCAAGCATCATTGGTATTCAGACCGCAAGCAAACGACCATCTGGAATTTTGATAAGCCGAAACGCAATGCAAATCACCCAACTTCAAAGCCACTTGACCTTTTAAGCTATCCTATCGGAAATTCCACACAGGCAAATGGTGTAGTTATTGATACGTTTGGCGGTAGCGGTTCAACCCTTATGGCTTGTGAGCAAATGAACCGCATTTGTTACACAATGGAACTGGATGAAAAGTATGCATCTGTTATTCTCCGACGCTATGTTGAGGATACCGGCGATGCTGACGGTGTGTATGTTATCCGTGACGGACAGCAGATACCTTACTGTGAACTTGTAAAAGAGGTGGAAAAGCCTGATGAATAAACCTCTTACGCTCGGCAGCCTTTTTGATGGTTCAGGAACATTCCCCATGATGGCTATGCTTTCCGGCATCGTGCCTGTCTGGAAATCAGAAATTGAACCTTTTCCTATCGCTGTAACCGAAAAGCGACTGCCTTTTGTAAAGCACCTTGGCGACATCAACAGCATCAACGGTGCAGAAATTGAGCCTGTGGATATTGTCACCTTTGGCTCGCCCTGTACTGATCTTTCAGTTGCAGGCAAGCGTCAGGGCTTGAATGCAGAGCGTTCAGGACTTTTCTTTCAGGCAATCAGAATTATAAAGGAAATGAGAGGTGCAACCAATGGAAAATATCCGAGATTTGCAGTGTGGGAAAATGTCACAGGAGCATTCTCCTCAAATGGCGGAGAAGACTTCCGATGCGTTCTTGAAGAATTCTGTAAGATTAAAGACACAGATTTATCTGTCCCTAAACCTGAAAAATGGACAAAGGCAGGAGAAATCATGGGTGAAAATTTCTCTCTCTCCTACCGAACATTCGATGCTCAATACTGGTATCTTCCCCAACGAAGAGCGAGAATCTACCTTGTCGCAGATTTTGATGGCGGATGTGCCTCAAAAATATTATTTGAGTCAGAAGGCGTGTCTGGGTATTCTGCGGAGAGCTTCAGAGCGTGGCAAGAAACTTCCCGAAGTTTTGGAACTTGCTTTGAAAAAACAGGCTCAGGTCTGATGTTCGAGAATCATTCTCAGGATACCAGATACACAGGACCTCTTAATGTTGCTCAGACAGTTTCTGCAACTTATGGAACAGGCGGAAATAATCAGCCTTTTGTAGTGGAAAATTTTCATAAAACTTATGGCATCTGCGGAAAATACAGCAATTCCATGCTGAGTAATAATCCGAACAGCGGATTCTATGAAGCTGAAACTTCCAGAACCATTGATACCAGCAATCAGTCACCTTGCAAAAATCAAGGTGGTATGGTTGTAGTTGAGGGCAACGGCTCACGCCCATCACATCACGGTGACGGATACAAGGAATCGGAAACCATGTACACGCTGAATTGTACTGAAAATCACGCTGTTTCATATGGAATCGGCAGACCTGCAATGAATCAGGGGTACAATGCAAAATTTAGTTTTCAGATTGAAGAGGAAAAATCTCCTACAATCGTTGCATCGGGGGCAGGCGGAATCGCTCATCCGAAATACTCCACAAGCAAAAATTCTCATCATACCGTTGCCGAAAAGGAAAAAGCAAACACACTTGTGGCATCAGACTATAAAGACCCTCCTGTTGTCAATGACAGCACTCCTGAAATTGAATACATTGTAAGGAGACTAACACCGCAGGAATGTGCGTTGCTGCAAGGTATGCCGACTTGGTGGTGTGATGATATTGGCATTGAAAATCCAACGGAAGAACAAATTTGTTGGTGGCAGAATGTCTTTGAAACTTA